CTCTCTCTATCATTCATCCGCACTTGACTTTTTTCTCGCTTTTTTTTCGATTTTCTCGCTTTTTTTATTTTTTTATGACGATTAGATTGAAATTTATTTTGTTTTAATTTTTTAACGTCTGTTTTATTAGATGTTAAAATATTTGTATGATGTAAAATTATTTTATCCTTTTTTTAATTTTTTGGCCGATTTATGGTGTGAAATTTAGACGATGTGTTTTTTTTCTTCTTCTTTCTTTTTATGCTCTTGATTTTTTTATATTATGCTCTTTTTATTTATGATGCTATAAAATTATTTTGTCGTCTTTTTTCATTCTGCGTCTTCGCGTCTTAATCTATATTATATATCTCTTATTGTTGAGTCATTTAAATATTTTCGTTCCATGTCTTTTATAAATTGTTTTTCATCTTTTCTTTTTAAATATGCTTTTCTTTGTTGTTCTTTCCGTTTTAATAGTCTTACTAAAAATTTTTCATAATCTTCTTTTCTTTGTTCTTCTGTCATATTACAATAAAGCATTATATAATATACAATTAGATTTTATTTTTAAATCTATAAATAATAAAAAACTATAATTCTATAGATTTTTTTTATTTAAATTAATTAATTTATAGTTTATCTTTTAACTATTCCATTTTCTACATTAATTTCAATTTCATTAAAATATTCGACGAATGTATATAAATCAATAACCGCGTTCGAATTGTTTGTTAATGATAGTGAAACAGTTCGATCTGTTAGTTCATCAGCTAAAGTGCCTCTGCTTAAATCTAAATAATAACATCTGTAGGCGTTTTCAAAGTTATACTCTGAAAATAAACCACATTTCAGACCTAAATCAATGCCGTTTAATTTTTCATACATCATTGTATTTTCTTGAAATTGAGACCAAGTATACTGAATCGCATTTTGAAAGAAATTTTGACCACCTACGGCAACTTGAATATTAATAAGAGAAATAGCGCCAGTCTGACAAGGGGCACATGAAAAAGGAGACAATTGATCAGCAAATGAAGTGATGCCAGTTAGAGTGAGATTAGTGCCATTACCAGAACCTGTGGTAGTTGTTGATGCCCCAGTGTTAGGAGATACAAACGGAAGAATTAAAAGGCCGCGTGGTCTACGAACTTGACTTTGAACAACTCCTGAAAACGAAGAACCCTGAGAAATTGCCGCGAACTGATTAAAATAATATGAGGTATAATTTACTTTTCTATTTAATCCTTGATCTAAATAAAATCTTAATTTTTCAGGTTTGAGCGTAACTTGAGGGAAATATAAACGACAAGAGGGCAATAAGCCTGATGATTGAGCAGGAATAGTCACACTACCAATAGTCCCGCCGTTAAATTTACCAATAGATAAAGACGTAGTTATCTGATTTATTGGTCCACCAGTTACCGCATAAGCAGCAGCGGGAAGCGCAGAAACCATTAAAGGGCATGTATTAGTAAATGAAGTATTACCAGCATTAAAAGACATGCAATAAGGATTACCTGGAAGAATTGTTCCAACAGAGAGCATGCCAGTGTTTAAATATAGCCGAAGTTGTCCAGAAAAACGCTTAGTTAAAGGGAGATTTCGCATTGAGTCTAAAATATCACCTAATCTAATAATGGCGACATCATTTACTAAACCGACAGTCCCTGAACTACCAAAAGAAAAATTCGCCTTTCCTTCAGTCTGCATCTGTGATGTAAGAGCTAAACCACTTGTGCCATATTGTGTACCCGCGGTAGTTCCCGAGCCTGCTACACTTACTGTAGAATCAATAATTTTATTTAAACGATAATAATAAGAATTATTATAAGGTCCAGTGGCCATTTGTGCTCCGCTTATCGTTTGGTCTCCAAAATTTGGGTTAGCATTTCCGAAAGGCATGTTATTAACAAACCCATTGCCCTGAAAAGGTCCGGCAGATGCTATGCCATTAACGGCACCTCCTACGGCTGGCACAGAGTTATATGTATTATATCTTAAACTTTCCGGATTATCAATTTCACGTCCCATTCCGATGGTGCTTCCAATTGTACGCATATCGTCTACCGACATGGAGGAACAGAGCTTAAAATATGTATAATTAGAATTATAGGGCTGATATTGTTCGACGGTTTGTCCTCCAACTTGTAATTCGGCAGCGTGTACCAATGTTGTATATGAATTTTTAAGACCTACATACGACCATGCTGCGTTTTGACCAGTTGATGAATTCTGAGCCAATAAAACACCGGGTACACCAACTGCAGTTCCAACGGTGGCAATTTGAATGGGAATGGCTAAATATGCTCTGTTCATGTCTATTAAAGAATTAGAATTATAAATAGATGAGAGGTCGAATTGAATAAGGGTCAGACCTCCGTTAGAGTAGATACCGTTATTTAAATCGGTGATATATTGATATTGTAAATTACTATACGGGGTCTCACTATTGGTGCTTTGTTGTTCCAAAGATTTCGCGAATTCATAATTATCACAATTAGACATTTATATATAATTACAAAAGAAAATAATTATATTAAAATAAATTTAACTTGATTTTTTATTTAATTCGATTAATGTATTTTGTATAATTTCTAAAGACTTTATGGACATTTTTATATTATTATACGCTAAAACTATTTTTGATATATCATCGAATGATATTTCATATTTACTAAATGTTTTTTCTATACATAAAATTTTAATAATGTCTAATTCATTTTCTAAATTTTCAATATTAAAAATAGGAATTTTAATACGATCATCACTGCTATCCATATATATATATTATACTAAATATTATATTTTCTTACAAAAGATTAAATATTATTATAAATTATTATCTTTTGTAATAATATAAATGAGTTTAACACCAACTGAAAAAGCAGTAGCCGAAGAAAGAAAATATATGGAATTAGCGATTCTTAATCAACAAAATAGTGTCGCTAATGTTTCCAATCTTCCTAAAAGTAAATCTATTATTACACCAATTACTAAAGAAATGATACAAGATTATAAAGACACATTAGAAGCATACGGAAAAAAAGGAGGAGAACGATTATATGAAATTCCTGATGTAGCATTGACGCCATTTAATCCTTTGCCTGAATTATCACAAGATGCAAAACGTGACTTAGAAGCATATGGAACAGAATTAAATGATGATATAAATAAAGGTAATGAATTATTAGTGAGAATAGATGGATCATTAAGAGAATTACAAGATTATTTTAATGATGGACAAATTATAGAAGCAGATTATACACGAGACAGAGACCATTTAATGGAACTGCGATTAGAAACTATTGATAAAATAAGAGATGATGAAGCATATTTAGAGGCAGAAATTCAAAGAATTGAAACATTACAACAAAATGAATTACAAAATAAAGCAGAAAAACAAAGAATAGATGTATTAAATAAAGAAAAATTAAGAGTAGCAACTGAGACAGCAAAAATGTACAATTCAGAATTAAAATTAGAATCACAAGGACCAAATGAAAGTAATGAAGAATACACAGACAGAATAGCAAATTTAAAAAATATTGTACAACCAGAAATAATTAAAGATGATGCAGAAATATTAGTGATGAGAAAATTTAATAATAATATGATGGAATTAATAAGAAATAAAGCGATAATTACACAAGTTCTACAATTAATCGGTGTACCCCAAGCATTCGAAATTAATAAAATTTTCCCATTATTTAAAAAACGATTTTTAGAAATTTACGGATATAATAATAAAGGAGCGAGCGCCGAATTAATAGCAGATGCGATAGTATCTTTATTAAATAAAGATATTGACATTGATAATTATCAAAGAGATGAACAATTAGCGAAAGAAATATCAGAAAATTTCAGACAAGCAGGACGAGTAGCAGTAGAAACAGTAAGAGGAATGATGGGAAAACCAGAAAAAGAACCAGAAAAAAAACCAGAAAAAAAACAAAATAAATTAAGACGTAAATTAATGGCAAGAAAAAAAGGAGCACCAGAAGCAGCAGAAGTAGAAGAAGAAGAAGAAGAAGAAGAAGAAGACGAAGAAGAAGAACCAGAAGAAGTGATAGGCATGCCACGTGTACCAGTTTATGATTCGGGAGGAATAGTTGACGAACGATATGTAGGTAATGTATTTAATCAAACTACTGAAGAAGGGTTATATTTTATAAAATATATACCACCTAAACAAAAAGCAGGACGGACAGCCCGCCCGATATTTATGTATTCTGATTCAGGTATGAAAGATTCATTTAAAAAAGTAGATCAACATAATATTAAAAAAATAGTATCATTATTACAAATGTCACAAGAAGAAATAATAGGAAATTTAAATAGTCAACAAATTGAACCAATAAGAGAAGATGCAATTTATAAAAGAGGTTCAACAAAACATTTAACAAGTGATATAACAGGATGGGGAATTAAACCAGAAAATATCCCAGCGTCTGCAACTTTTGGACGAATAATGATTAAACCGAGAAAATTATATTATAATAATATGTTAGTATTGAAAGACCATAAAGGAGGCAATATTAAATCGTTCCCTAATATGGCTGTATCAGATTTATTAGTTAAACTTTTATTTAAGGTTCTAAAAAATGAAAATATCGCAGCAGAAGAAATTAAGCACTTAGATACATCAGAACAAAATTTATATAATTTAATAATTAGAATAGCTGAACTCCATAAAAAATTACCAAATACGGGACGAGATACAATCAACGAATTAAAACAACAATTAGAATTAATAGAGGGAGAAATTGAAGCGGGAAACAACAACCCTAAATTATTAAAAGATGCTAAGAAAATATGCGATAGGTTATTTAAATTCGGCGTTATATCGGCAGGTGATGCAAAAAATTATATAAAACAATTAAATAATTAAATTTAAAATAGTATAATAATAAAATTAAAATGTATTATTATTATATATAAATGTATCATCCAGTTTCAATCGATGGTTTATCTAATGCACAGATTAATAAATTAATTTCAGGCCACCCAGTAAGAGTTAAACACGGCAGACACCATAAAATACACGTATCAACTGAACAACATAAAAAATTATCAAAAGCACATCTCAAAGGCAAAGGCGTAACATTAATGATGGATCCTTATCAAATGCAAGCGCATGCACATCTTAGAGGACACGGTATAATGTCAGGATTAAAAAAAGCATATGGACACGCAAAAACAGCATATGGCCACGCTAAATCAGCAATTGGGCATGCGTCCAGATTTTATGGAGAACATAAAGAAACATTGGATCCATATGGTAATATTCTAAAAAAACAAGCACATCACAGGGTAGAACATATCTCACAAAAAGCGCAACCACATCTTAAACGACATTTAGGAGAATTCGGCGAGCATCTTGGCTCACACGCACAAAGAGTAGCACACGAAAATATTGAAAGCTTTGGAGAATTACCAGAACAACCGAGCCCCGATTTTTTAGAACATCAATCAGCAGTGATGGAAAATGAATTAGAAGGCATGGGCCTAAGACGTCATATGGTTTATAGAAGAGGTGGAAAAATAAATTTTAATAAAGTATTATCAAAAGCAGGCAATATGGCGTTATCAGGTGCTAAATCATATATTAAATCTGACGCAGGTCGTCAATTGGTTAATCGTGGAATAAGTGCAGGTTTAACAGGTCTCGCAGGTGCTACAGGGCAACCCGAATTATTAATGGCTCAACCTATGGTCTCTTCAATGGCTAATCGTGCTATTTCAGGTCTTGGTGTGCATAGACGAAGAGGCAGACCACCTAAAAGACATGGTGGCGCCCTAATAGCCGCGGGCTATGGTTCATATTAAAATTAAAAAATCAAATAATTAATATATATTTATTAATTATACGATGAAAGAATTAAACGACAAAGAAATAATGAATTTAGCTGATAAATATAATATTAAAATTAATGGTATTTTCACTAAAGACAAAGTGCCCGATATATTATCTGATGGTTGGTATATTTTAAACTTAGATGATTATAAAGGAGGAGGGACACATTGGACATGCTTTCACATAGGAAAAGATAATAAATTATACTTTGATTCATTCGGATTTATTGCACCTGAAGACCTTGATAAGACGTTAAAACCATATACATATAATAAAAAAGAGATACAAGACATAAATTCATCATCGTGTGGGTGGTTTTGTTTGCAGTGTATAATATATTGTTTAGACAATACACATGACATAAAAACGACGTTTAATAATTTTATAAAAAATTATGGCGACAATACAATGATGAATGAACATAAATTAACTATGTTTTTTAGAAACCATTAACCATTGATTAAAATTTTTTGAATATCTTTCAGTGCCATTGGCTAATAAATTAATTTTGAAGAATTGGCCTTTATTTTCTGTAGCGTATAAATAAGCTTTCTCGACGATTTCGGGATCATCACCGTTTGTATTATGATTTTTTAAAACTTGTTTCACTTGATTATTATCTCTAAGTTTAAATAATACCCAAATCATAGTATTTCTTCTCATCTGGATTGGTTCATCTGTGTAATTTTGCACCATGCATATAGTGGTAAATCCATATTTACGACTTGAATTAAACCATTTTTGAATTTCAATTAATTCTTTTTTTTTTAAATTAATAATATCATCAAATACTATTAATTTTTCTATGCCTTTATCATCTTCTTTGTAATCATCTAAATTAGGTAATTGCGATACATCATCTATAAATTTAATATCAGGCATCTGTAATTTTAAGAAATTATATAATTTTTCATCAGCAGTAGAACCAATAAAAACAGTAATTTCATAAAATGAGTCATTCTTAAGATGTAAAAACTCTAATAAAAAATTACTTTTACCAGAACCAGTAGGGCCAATAACTGAAATCATAGAACACGGCGGGATATGATGATTTTTAAAATTTTTATCAGGCTTAATCGTCGTATTTTTAATTTTAGAAGTTTTATCAATAATTTCTGACCAATTGCGAATAGTATTCATATATATATTAGTATCATATAAAAAAATATTAAAATTAAATTCTCTTATAATCTTATAATATGGCTACTGTTCCTCCTATATATTCATTTCCTTCTGTATATTATAACCCTGTTTTCTTCCCTTCTATTTCTGGTTATTTAACTTTATCACAGGCTAACGCTCTATACCTGGCGCGAACCGGTATCGCATCCAGTGTAGCTATAACGACATCGTTTACAGGTTCTGTAGTTATAAGCGGTCTTTTAACACTTTCTGGCGGGTTAAGTTTAACTGGCGGTCTCATAGTCGATAATTTAACGGTTAATGCATTATCAACATTAAACACTAATACAATAATTAATAATATTTTAACTATAAATGCGACGAATTCAATCATAGGACAGACGACATTTTCATTAATTCCTATTCTTCCTGCTGGTTATCAATTCTTAACAACTGGTGCCCAAACTATTACAGGTATTAAAACTTTTTTATCAATTCCAACACTCCCTACAGGTTATCAATTTTTAACAACTACTGCACAAACTATAGATGGTATTAAAACTTTTAGTTCTCCTATCGTCTCATCTGGTGCATCAATTGCGGCTAATTCTATTTTATCATCTTCTATTGTAAATTCAAGCATTACTCAAACACAGATTGCCTCTCCTTATTCATTATTAAATTCTGGTAGTGCTCAAACAATACTCGGTGATAAAATATTAAATGGCACTAACACTACGAACGACATGATATTAAATATTTTTAGTGCTTTTTCTGGTTGGAATGGGACTATTGGATGTATACCCGCATGCACTACAAATTATTTAAATTTAACGACAACTGTTTTTGATAGCATGTTATATATCGGACAAAGTATAGGCTCTGGACCTAATCAGCCTTATGGATTTTGTATATGCGATTATAATTCAGGAGGAACCGGTATTAGAATTAGCGGAACTGGCGCACCTGGTAATTGTAGTATAAGTTTAAATGGAACAGTTTCAATAGCCCAATTATTAACTTTAGAAGGTGGTTTATTTTGTGATATTGGTAATATAACTACACCTAATAATGGTGTTATTGGTAATATGTTTTGTGATATATATAATAATTATAATCAAACTACCGGCACTGACATTTCATTAAATCCTAATAATTTTGTAACTTGTTTAGTTAATGCCGGGAATAATTCAATTTTACCATCTGCGCCAATTGGTTTTGGTGGATTAAAAATCGGGTATAATTGCTCTACCACATCTGGTGAAAGTGATTTTATAAATTTAGCTAATTACACTAATACTGGAGGTTTTAATTTTTATACTATGAATGCATCTTCTCTACCATCATTAATCGGTTCATTAACTTCCTCATATTTAACCATAAATGGTAGTTTGAAAAATAATTTTATAAATAATTCATTAACTCTACCATATTCAATTATAAGTCCTACTACTCCTACTCCTTCAACAGTTAATGGTAGTTCTGGTCTTCAAATAGGATGGAACGGAATAACAGGGACTGGAGGAACTGATTTTATAAATTTATGTCAAGGTGGAGTAGGTGGTTTTTATTTTTCGGCAATTTCAGCATCAATAACAAATAGATTATTTGCATCAATAGGAACATATAATAATTATGGTTTATGGTTATATTCAAATGCAGGTCGTTTAAGAATTGATGATAGAAATGGTGGATCTTTTTGGTGGTCACAATCACAAGAAGGATCTCAGATGCAAATGAGTAATAATGGAATATCAACAAGTATAACTTTAGGATGTGGCAATGCTTCTGGTGTTGGATCAACTTGTTTAAGTATTAGTACTGGTGGTGTTTCACCTAATGTTAATTTTAACCCTTTATCTACATCTACTTTTAATGTTTCTCATCCTACTACATCACTCGGAAATAATATAAGCACGAATACGACGCAATATGCAACTGTGGGATATGTTAATAGTTCTATACCTACATCTCTATTAACTACAAATAATACATTTTCTGGAACAAATACATTTAATGGCACTTTGACGACAAATAGTGCTGTATTTTTATCAGTTGGCGCGCAAATAACAGGAGCAATAACACTACCTTCAAATATGTTAGAATATTATTATTATACTGCTACGACTGCATATACTATCACGATCCCAAATCCAGTGGGTCTTAAAGGTCTAAAAGTTATTTTTAGGAGATATTCAACAAATACCGCCGCTATAACTTTATCTTGTGCTGGAGGTTTAATAGTCGCACCTAATACTGTGGGATTAGGTACAACATCTTATATTATGGCGATTGGAACATTTACGTCTACATTTATTTCAGACAATGGTTTCTGGCAAGGTTTATAAAAGGGCTTTAAATATACATATAGAACAAAAAATTATTATCTATTATAATAATATATAAATGGAGATAATCAATTTTAAAAATTCCCTTTTGAAAGTTTGTAAAGTGGCTGATCTAACTAAAGCAATATTAGACCAGTTAAAAGAAAAAAATTTAAATTTAAATGAATTACGGTTTGATTTAGAATTAACAACATATATATGTAATGTAGTCGAGAATGAAATTTCACACGCAGAAAAAGAAGAAAAAATTAAAATCATCATAAATATTGTAAGTCAATTATACGTTCTTTCTGACGCTGATAAATCTATTATACAATCGCAAATAGAGTATTTAGTTAATAATAAAAAAATTAAAAAAATTAAAACATCGAAATGGCTCTGGAGAAGTTCAAAAAATTGGTTTTTTAAAAAATTCGCTTAAATAAATATACGATTAGTAAAAATATTATGAGTTGTGTTATTAATTATCCGCCCGTAAATCATATAATAATTAATTTATTAGTATCTAAATTAGGGCTATCTAAAATAGCTATTTTGTTAATTTTACTTATGATTTAAAAATTTTATATATACTTAATATATATATAAAATGCCTTTCGTGTTAGTTTTAAACTCTTCAAATGTTTCAGGGAATAATTTAACTAATTATACATATAAATTTACATCTGGTTCAATTGAAATTCCGCCAAATTCAGAGATGTGTGTATCATCTATAACTGTTCCTTATTCGTGGTTTAATGTTAATCAGTCTGTATATTCTAATGGTTCATTTTCATATAATTATCCTAATATTTCGGGAAGTTTTACGACGTATACTGTGTCTTTTTTACCTGGATTTTATCAAGTTTCTGATTTAAATAATGCTATTCAATTATATATGTTTCAACAAAAGCAATATATAAAATTAACTAATGGAACCATTATATATTTTATTAATTTATTAACTGATCAAACATATTATACTAATCAATTTATTCTTAATATTGTCCCTACTTCTGCTAACGTCGCTACATATTATGGGGTAGGTGCTATTGTTGGTGATGGGACTATTTATCCATCTATTCAGAGTTGTTGTCAAGTTATTATTCCTGCGAATACATCTGCAAATGGTCTTACATCTTTTGGTACGTTAATTGGTTATAGTGCGAATACATATCCTTTAGCGTCTGTTTTTCCGGTTCTTCCGTCTGGGACCATCTCATCTACTAATTATTCAGTTAATGTTTTAGGTAATATCACGCCAAATTTAACCCCTGTTAATAGTCTTATTTTAGCTTGTAATTTAGTGGATAACTCGATCACAGTTCCTTCAAACGTCTTAGACTCATTTAATATTAATTCTGTATTCGGTGGCAATATTACATATCAAGCAAACTTTGAGAAAATGGTTTCATTAGTATCAGGACGATATCAAACAATGGTTTTAACTTTATTAGACCAAAACGGAAACCCTATACAAGCGAATGATCCTAATATATTAATTACACTTATTATAAAAATGGGGAAAAAACCATTATTAACATATAGATTAGGTGAAGAATTAGGACATCGATAAAAATAAATATCTAATTATAAATTATATATATGAGACACATTAGAATTAAAAATAAAGGCGTCCCACTTATGGGAACAAGCCGACATAGAGGACCAGTTATTCTACCTAATAAACACGGCGTAGTTAATAAACACGTAAAAGGCCGAGGTGTTCAAATGCAATTAATGGAGCATGAATTATCACAACACGGATTAGGCGATATCACTGACGGCATGTCGGGTATGGGTCTTCATTCTCGTAGAAAACATATTAAACCTCTTCATTTTCGCTTATAAACAATTACGAATTTAATATCTTTTTCAGGATTAATTGATTTTTCTATATAATCAATATAACCTTCACGTCGGAGGATAGATGGTGAAAGCTGGCGAACTCTATAATAATTTTTTGTTTCGTCTATTTTTAAGATGTTATAATTATATTTTGTAATAAAATTATATACGTCGTTTAGGTCATTCAAATGTTTATTAAAAATAATTGATTGTAATTTATAATCCATTTATTTATAATTTAGATAGAGATTATAAATTTATTTTCTTGTTATTATATATAAATGGATTATCATGAAGCACTTTTTGAAAAAGCTATTGAACTTTCAACTCCACGACAAAAAAAAGAAAGAAGCATAAAACAAAAAATTAATGATGCTAATACAAGTAAGCGCATGAAAGAATATCACGCCAAACGACGCCTTGAACAAACTAATGAATATTCACTCGTTATTGAACCTATCATAAATATTAACCCTGCATCTAATGTTAAAAATTTAATTAATAATATTGAGTCTAAAATAGCACTTATCAAATAATTATTTAAAACTAAATAATTATTTTTTATTTTCTTGAAAATCTGGTAATAATACGCTTATCGTATCATCGTTTAATTCTTCTAATAATGGGAACAAGTCATTAATTATTTTTCGTTCTTCTTCAGTCATTGTTAATCTGACAACTTCATTATTTAAAGTTTCTATAGCGTCATCATATTTAATTTCTTCTTCAATTACTTCTAATGGGGCTACGGTTGCTTTTTCTTGCATAAATTTAATATGCTTTTTAGTTTGTTTATGATGACAAATATTATTTAATGTATATTTCGAACCACATTCGCATTTATGGAACTCTGCGTAGTATTTTTCGTGATATTTTTTTATATACGTTTTCATTTTATCTTTATTAGCTGTTTGATATATTTTCATTTTTTCTTTGATTATTTCTAAATTATCCTGTCTGTATTCTTCGCGAGTTCGTGTAGGTATATTTTTATTTACACATACATTATTAATTATATAATATTTTTCACGAGCGGATGCCTCATCATCATCTTGACAGGGGAAATTTTCAACAAGCATTATTACTGCGTCTCCTTTTTCGATTATTATTTTACTTCTACATTTATTAGATGGTGCTCGATGTATTGCGAATCGCTGACTTAAAGCGACGCACGTATGACCGTAATAAACTAAATCTGGTTCTGATAAACTTGTAATTTTATAAATTTTACATTTTGAGTAATCACCACGACGAGGCATTATTTATATATATTATACTATTATATTTTATTTCTAAATATATTTATTTATTTCTTTTAAATACTTTTATTAAAATAAATAAATAATATTATAGTTTTTATTTAAAAATTAAAATCTATTCTTATATTATACTATAATGAGTAAATCTTATCTAAGAAAAATCGCTTTTGAAATGTCCCTTGAAGACGCTAAAAATTTAATCAAAAAAATCACGTCTAAAAAATCAGTCGATGGACGAACAATCAAAAAATTTAAAAATGACTTAGAAAAAATCAAACAATACCCAAAACTCGAAAAATATGTTGATATGTTAAAATCTGTATTAAATGTTAACGCACCTACTGTTAAAATTACTTCTAAACACATTAAAGAAGGTCTTAAACAATTTCAACCCATTGTTAATACATCTGATACATATTTTATTACTGATATATATGGAAGACAAATTGAATGTGCCGACTTTGTAGAATATAAATCACCCGAAACAACTATTAAAGAAATTTTTAACTCTGATACTCAACAAATAGAAACCATTAAATTATTTACAGCTCCTAAATTTTGGGCTCCTTATCCTTATTTCTGCAACCGTGATCAATCTAATATCGCAATTAATAAAATTTTAAAAATTAATAAATCAAACGGTAAAAACATAATGTTCACTCATTATATGAATGGGTCTTCTCCTGATTATACATTTAAACTCGCTGAAACTACATACAATTTAACCGCTAAATTTTCTAATACTGGTAATAATAAACAAACTAAAAAAATTAAAGAACAATTTATTCATATTATCACATCTTTAATCGGTTCTGGAGATGATGTAATTACAGGAAAATTAGAAGCATCATTAGATTATTCACCTGAAAAATATAACCACCAATTAAGAAACGGTAATTTTAATTGTGTCTTAGATTGTATCAAAGCACAAAAAACAAAAATCGATACAAATGATGAACGAATTATTAATTCATTAAATGAAAAATATTTTGAGTCTGGTGTTTCCTTTTCGGATTTAATACCTATTTCTAAAATTTTAAAAATTGAAATTGATGTTTATTCTAAATTAAATTCTGTTATTTATTCAACAAAAATTAAAGATTATAAACGACAAATTATTAAAATTCAAGTTGAAAATTTAGACCACGCCACAACATATGATGAATTAATTAAAAAATCTGATAAAGAGGTAGTATATGTAAATGATGTAAATGAAGCTTATAAAAATAATAAATCTAATCTTTTAATGTTTAAAAGTGAAGGTAAGGACATAAAGTATTTTTGGGATAACACCACCTTATATAAAAATAAATCGTGTGAAGATTATGACCTCAACAAATATTATATTAATAATAAAATTGAATTAATGAATTATCAATTCGAAAATTTCAATAATCTATCCAGTAATAATATATATAAAAATGATGACGTAGAGTTATTTAAATTTATTAATCGTTCAGTTCATCACGTCTTTGAAACTTATTTTAAAGAAAATATCGATATAATTCAAAAAGTAGATCACGGCTTAGATTTCGGATTAGATGATATCAGCGATGATATTTCATCAACACATCGTGAAATTGTTGACTTATCTAATTATTACGCGTATGATAGAAATAAACATTATGTAAGCTTTGAAAACAACTCATATTATAAAAAACATCTTATCCCAGCATCTGGAAAATTTAATTTTTATAAAGTTGTTGAGCCATTAACTGAAACTGATTTAAAAGAATTAATTAAAAAAGCCGGTTTCTGTCAAATTAACAATATTGAAATTAATAATAAATGTATCGGAAATTTAAATTATTTTATCGATAATTATATTTATCCCATGCCTGTCATTGAATGGTTAATGAATAATAATTTTAAATTTAATATTGTCGCTGTCGCGTTTAATAACTGGCGTCAAGAGTTAATTTTTACTGAAGAAATGAAGAAGACTAAAGAATTTTATACAAAATTTATTGGCTGTATGTCTATTAATAATGAAACAACATCATATAATTTAAAATGCGGCAGTATTATTGAATATCAAGACTTAAAATTTAGAGAACCTCAAAAAGTTAGATATTATGACGATAACACATCATCAATTGTTATTGAAGAAAAAAATGAAAATGTTTTTAATAAATCACATATATCAAGCTATATTTTATCTTATGCGATGATTGAAATTTTAGATAAACTAACACAAATTAAATATAATGATTTAATCGGAGTAAAGGTTGATTGCGTCATAGTTAAAAAACCATATGATATTTTTAATTTATCAAATAATTACGGCGATTATAAATTAGAAGTTAAGGGAGAAAAAGATTTAAGCTTAACTGCTGATTTTATTAATTTCAAATCTGATGATGAATTAATATTTAATTTTGAACATATTTTAACTAATCATAAATTATTTTATAAAGCTATTAACTTTATTTCAGGCATGGCCGGTAGTGGTAAAACTTCAAGATTTTATAAAAAATTCACAAATCAGGATGAGCGCTTAAACTGTGTTTTCGGATTTCCTAATAATAATTTATGCGGTAAATTTAAAAATGAAGGTAATGATAATATTAAAGCGTTCACATATCATAAAATTTTTAATATTGGGTCATTCGACGAAGAGTATATAGCATCAAAATATATTAATGTTATATTAGATGAGGCGACTATGATTGGTTGTTCAAATGTTGAACAGATTGTAAAATATGCATATGAAAATAAAATTAATTTATTTTTTGTCGGTGATTACAGTATAACTGAGCAGAAATTATATCAAATGGAACCTGTAAATGATAAATCATTTTTAGATTATAATTTTGATTATTCAAAATGTTTTTATTTACCTCTAAAAACTAATTATCGTCAAGGTTCAGATATTCCATTTACTGAACTATTAATTAATGGCAGAGGTAAAACAAACAATGAATTATTAAAAAATGCGATAGTGTCTAATATGTTTAAGACTATTAAATATTCAGAAATGATTAATGAATATACATTAAATGATATTATTATAAGTCCGGTTATTAATGGTGGCAATGTGGATGCCAGAACGACTAAAATAAATAATAATATTTTAGATAAACACGACGTAGTGAACTGCAAATTCGATGGTCCTTCAATGTATTTAAAAAAATTTTATGTAAATGCCGAGGATATCAAATTATCAAAAGACGAATATTTAAAAAATACTAAAAAATTTAAAATGTCATATTGTCTTACATCACATTTAGTTCAAGGTTTAGAATATACAACAGATAAAAAAATATATGTATTAAAAACAAAATTTTTTACAAACAATCAATTATACGTAATTTTAAGCAGAGCGAAAGAAAGCAAACAAATAATTTTTGTAGAATTATAAATGAACACTATGATTAAGACGCGAAGACGCAGAATGAAAAAAGACGACAAAATAATTTTATAGCATCATAAATAAAAAGAGCATAATATAAAAAAATCAAGAGCATAAAAAGAAAGAAGAAGAAAAAAAACACATCGTCTAAATTTCACACCATAAATCGGCCAAAAAATTAAAAAAAGGATAAAATAATTTTACATCATACAAATATTTTAACATCTAATAAAACAGACGTTAAAAAATTAAAACAAAATAAATTTCAATCTAATCGTCATAAAAAAATAAAAAAAGCGAGAAAATCGAAAAAAAAGCGAGAAAAAAGTCAAGTGCGGATGAATGATAGAGAGAG